TATTAGCTCTCTTTACTATCCTAGAAGCCTCGGGTGTCATTGATGTTATTCCAAACGAAATACTTCAAGGAATTAAGGCTGGAGCATTTGACACAATTCAAGCAGCAGAAGAAGCATATGAGACGGTGCAAAATGCAGCTAGAGAGGCAGAGAACGCCGCGAGGATTGCTCAAGGCTTAGCACCTCTCGCGCCTGTACCAATTCCACCATTAGTACGAATCGGAATGGCTGCGGCTTTCATCAAGTCGGAGTTGAAACTATGAGTGACAAAGACTCGATCTCTGGCAACGGTGTCAAGGTCAAGTTTGGGCCTAACCTGGTAAAGGCCATTCTAGCCCTAGCGGTGCTTCTAGCGGTCGCTATGGGTGATTCGTATGCAATCCCTCAATTCATGCCTTAGCATGTACAGGATGCAACAGAATTGCCACAATGAAGGCAAATAGCCACTATTGGTACATCAGGTTGTATCACAGTGTGACATATTTCGTCAATTATTCCTTCCCAGTCTTGGAAAGAGATCCATTCTTCTTCACGAACAAATTGTTCTTCCTCGTCAGTGATTAGATCTTCACTGTAATCAATCCAGTCTTCTTCGCTCTCTTTAATCAACATCCAATCAGTCATTGCATCTTCCCCTCAATGTACTCAAGAGCGGTAGCGATTCTCCTTAATGATTTGGCAATATCTTTCCATGTTGTGAGAAACTCTCCATCATTCATATTATGCCCACCTCTCTTCTAATTCATCACAAGCTCTGATTATTCTCTTCCTGGTAGAGACTGTATCTTTCAGCCCTAACTCCTGAACCACTGATCGCGCTTTGACTGGGTTGTTCATCATGTTCCTTGTAGCTACTGCAACCCTTACGATTAGTGCTGACTTGATCTCTCTACGATTCACTTCCAACCAACTCCTGGGTCAGGCAAACCACACAAAACAGCATCTAGGCGTTTAGCCTGGTCTGCAATAATCTTGTCTTGTTGTCTAATAGTAGATTCAAGCTCTGTCATTTCTCTCATTCTTTCTTTTCTTTCCCTTCTTAGATGCTGATACATTCGTATTGCAATCCCAACTGTACGAGATCGCGTACCCTTCTTCCAGGATGCGTATATCTCGTATTCTTCGGGATGCAAACTGACAGTCTGCACCATTCGTCCCGCCTTCTTCGGCATGATTGACCGTACAAATGGGAGTATATCAGTTATTTGTTAACCGCTGAGAGAATAGGAACAGTTCACCGGATTGTAACAACAATCCGGTATGCGCAATAGAGCATCCGCTGGAGTTAGTCCCTAACTCCGATAGTGAATAAGCATTGTTTCTATTCTCTGAGTCCAAAATAAAGAGGATTAAGTGCGGTACTGGGTTGGACGCGGATATGATGGAGACACTCCTAATCGCGGGCGCGTGTATTTTGACAGTATTTGTCGGATTTTTGATACAAATGCGCTTCATAGGCCACATTATTACGAACGGATTGACGGAATTAGACGGAAAACTTGCTCAGGCACTCAAATCTACTATCGAAAACCTCCCGATCGGAGATATTGAACCAGTAAATCCAATGCAAATGATGATTATGCAGCTAATTCAAGACAATATTGCAAAAAATCCAGCGAAAGTGCTCCCTAGAGATGATAAAGGACTTTTCACAGGTGAAAGTGAACCTAAAACTGAATAATGATTATTAGCGAATTGTTTCACCAGTTACGATATGGCCCGCAGGAGAAGCAAGTCAAAGAGACGACGAAGCCCGAAACAATTCTCACTTTTGAACGCGGCTGAAGCATACGCTTACGCATCTATTCTAAGCGCAGGTGTATTTGGAAACAGTCCTTGGGGATTTGTAACCGATCAGTCGGATATCGCACAATCAACAGATACTAGCTTGATGGCATACACAGGAGCGCAGTCTCTTTCGCTATCAGAATTAGTTACTCACCCAGATGTGGCATTTGGACAGATGCAATCCAATGTAATGAGCAATTACCAGGCAATGGCAATCGCATCAATTACCACTGGAGTTGGATTCAAACTATTCAGGAAACTCATGCGCCGACCGATTTCAAATGTAAATCGCAACATCATGAAGCCGTTGGGAGTCGGCATTAAGCTCTGAGGTGGTTATGAATGGCAACAAACACAGTTAACGGAGTGCTAGTTTGCTCTGATGGTACAAACATCCCTCTAAAAGCAGAGATCGCAGAAGGCACAGAGTCTGACTTGACTACTGATACTGCTTACACAGTAAGCGCACAACAGGTCGGAGATTACGCACCAGGTAAGACGGTCGTCTCTGGAATTGTACTGGCTGACAATATTTGCAGCTATGCATACATTCTTCGTCAAGGTCTTGTGGCTGCAATCATCCCGATCGCGAAGAAAGGCCTTTCCAATTTCCAGGACGCACTATGCGCACCGATCCGATTACAAGCCGGTGACAAAGTCCGAGTTATGACTAACACTAACTCAGACCGTGAAGCGTCACTAATGGTCTACACTGCTAGCGGTACTTCTCGAATTTTCGTAGTTACTCCATCTGGCGCAGCTACAAACGAGTTACTAGATCTTCAAACATCCAACTCGATAGGAGACACACTCCAAGGTGAGCGAATCGTGAAAGCCTTTGCTCAGAGTGTAGACGGAACAAAGGTCGAGACTCCTGGCGTAGTCGTAGTAGACAACCTAGGAAATGTTGTTGGATCTGTTGGCTTTGCTGATATACAAACTCAACAGCCACAGTTTACTGGTAAATCAATTCCAATCCAACTAAACTACAAGGCACAATTCTTGACAAATGCATGAGGCGGTTGAATGAAGAAATCAACTGAGCGAAAGCGTTTGAAGAGAATGCACCACGATGCTAGAAGATTATTCATGCATGGATTAATCTCAGCTGCGGGTCTTGACAAGATCTCTTCCACATTGAAGAGTGCTGATAAGAAACTATGAGGTGTCGCAGATGCCCATAGAATCACGCCCAGGATACACTAGACCAGGCACCAGACCACCACAAACACCACTTCCCCCGATGTATGATCCGCCAGTGGCTCCTTATGTCCCTCCGGCCACTGGTGGATCTAATGTCGTTCAACCTGGGTCTACTGGAATATCACCACAACCAGGTAAGGCACAAATGCCAACGAACGGCTTCTTTGGTTTTGTTATGTTGATGATGGGGTTGAAGTAATGCCATTACCAGCAGCAGAGTCTAGAGAAGCTAGAGTTTACGCTTTGTTGAAAGGATTCACTCTTAACGATGTATCAGGAGTTATGGGAACAGGTGAAACATTACCTAACATTGGCAATCCAATTACTGTTGAAAATGTCAATGAAGACGAGTTGAGACGACTTGTCCTGGTTAAACTAGCTGCGGAGTGTGTCCGTGGCGAATGGAACGGATTATTGGGGGTCTAAATTTGCCATTACCAGACGCAACACCCGACAAGAGGATCTATGAATTGCTAAAGACAGTAGATCTAGAGAATCTAACCTTTGCAGATTTCCAAGGAGTCGCTAAGACGATCTATGCTGAGCAGGGAGCAGAAGACGAACTTAGACGAATAGTCCTGGTTAACCTGGCACGATTAGCGGTGAAAGGTAACTGGAATGGTTTGACCACTTCAGCTAGTGGTGGAGGAACAAATAATGAGATCCAGGGCGGACCAGGTGAAACTCCGTCAACTTATGCGGTCGCATTGTTAGAAGACTTAACCAATCAAGGCGGTACTGGTTTTGGAAACAGAACCATAACAGTATCCAGTATGACTGACGCCTCAGGTTCGTATATGTATTACAGACCGTTTGTAGCCAGTAAAACTGCAACTTTGTCAGCAGTAATTAACCAGGCAATTAACTCTACGGCTGGTGCTAGTATCAAGGTGGCCTTCTACGATAGTGATTCTGACGGTAATCCTGACACTTTGATTGGTAGTGCTTCTATTGATATGAGTTCTTTTGCAGTATCAAAACAAACCAGCGTTACTGCTGCTAGTGCTGGATCTATGGATTTGACCAAAGGGAATGTGTATTGGGTTGGCTATGGTAATGATGGTGGAAGCACTGGTGCAACTGGGACAGGTTTCTTCAGCTACGAAACTAAAGTGATCGGCCAACAAGTGAATGCGGGTGCAGTTGGTACAGGTGCCTTAGAGGGCTATACAGTGTTAATTGGTCCGTTTACACCGCCTGCAACTTTCTCATTATTGTCAGTAGGACAGAAACAAGCTATGGCATTAGGTGGATTATATTCCTAGGTGATTGTATGACAGTGGCAGAAAATGAAGCACAAATCGCCGAATTAAAACAAAGGCTCGATGATGTAGAATTAATCCTAGAGTCATTAACTCAAAACGATCCAATTCCTGAACAACCTGAGTGATGCGGTATGCCAAAGCCGAAGCCTGACCAGGTAGTACGACATGAGATTGTTCTCGGTAGATCAGAACGAGAAATGCTAGACACTGCAATCACTGCTTACACTACTAATCGTGTAATGACACCATTCGTCAGTTTACTATCTGATAACACCGCATTATTAGCTCTCTTTACTATCCTAGAAGCCTCGGGTGTCATTGATGTTATTCCAAACGAAATACTTCAAGGAATTAAGGCTGGAGCATTTGACACAATTC